ATAACCTTACAGTAGGCGGCGACCTCTATCTCAGCGGCACCCCGATCCAGACGTTGCCTGACAACCTTACAGTGGGCGGATGGCTCTATCTCAGCGACACCCCGATTCAGACGTTGCCTGACAACCTTACAGTAGGCGGATGGCTCGATCTCAGAGACACCCCGATCCAGACGTTGCCTGATAACCTTACAGTAGGCGGCGGCCTTGATCTCAGAGACACCCCAATTCAGATATTGCCGGATAACCTCACAGTGGGCGGATGGCTCGATCTCAGAGACACCCCGATTCAGACATTGCCTGATAACCTTACAGTAGGCGGCGACCTCTATCTCAGCGGCACCCCGATCCAGACGTTGCCTGACAACCTTACAGTGGGCGGTAGCCTCGATCTCAGAGACACCCCGATTCAGACGTTGCCGGATAACCTTACAGTGGGCGGTAGCCTCTATCTCAGCGACACCCCGATATTCAAAAAAGGCGCAATAAAAAAGGCCAACAAATTACACGATGGCGACTATGCGCCCAATCGATATCTATACGCTGACGGCATATTAACTCATATAAAAGGCAGACGGGATATTAAAGAGTATGTGTTCTACAAAGGCAAAATCCCGGGCCGCAACGTATTATTTGATGGGACGAATTATGTCCATTGTGAAACGTTCGGGGACGGTGTTCGGGATCTGGCGTTTAAGGCCGCCATGAATCGAGGGGCAGATCAATACAAGCACCTCACCTTGGATAGCTGCCTCACGGCGGATGAAATCATCCCAATGTACCGGATCATAACCGGCGCTTGTTCGCAAGGAACGAAAAAGTTTGTGGACAGCCTGGGAACCTTAAAAGACAGCTACACCATACGGGAGGTAATCGACATAACGAGCGGGCAATACGGATCAGGTACATTTAAAGCATTCTTTAACCAGGAATAAGAGGAGGTGAAAGCGGATGGAGTCTGAAACCCTTGGAGCCATGCTGAAATTGGCCCGGAAAGGAACCGGCTTAAGCGCCCGAGAGGTATGCGAACAGGTGGCAGACTTGGACCAACCGGGGATATCCAGGTTAGAAAATAGCCGATGTATGCCTATGCTGGAACAACTTAAGGAATTATGTGCGGTGTACGGAGCGGACATGGAAAGGGCTATACGGCTTGTGGCGTTGGAATATGGCTTGAGAACGCCGGAAAAGGCCGTGAAGCAAAAAGAGGTATCGGATATCTACAAGTTTACGGCAGCCATGTCCCGCGACGTTGCAAGGGCGCTTCTGGAGATTGTGCAGGCGGAAGGATACGCCAGTACGCAGGAATGGTTTGCGGCAACCGTCAAGCGCAAGCTGAGACGCAAAAAAATTGCCGCCGGTGCAGGAACACCGACGACAAGCGCAGAGAAAATGAAATCGTCTTTATTATAACCGGAAGGAGAGAAAAAGTCAATGGATCATGAGAAAGATTACATAGAGGTAACTGAGTTTTTGTGTACGGAGCTGAAAAGGATCAAAGTGCAGAGTGATCTATACAAAGGCATGTGGGAGCATGCGGAGGAAGAGCTGAGGAAGCTGAAGGAGATGGAGAGCGATGTGCGCGGAGTGCAGGCAGATACCCTGTGATCCTCGGTGCCCCAACGCGCCGGACCCTGACCCGGACTATATTTGCGACAGGTGCGGGGAGCCGGTATACGATAATCTGTACTACGAGATGGACAATGGCGGGCGGGAGTGCCCGAACTGCAACGAAAGGCGGGAGCGATGGCTGTGAACATATACGAGAAAATATCTGCAATCATGCAGGATGTGCAGTATTTAACGAAGGACGATCAAGTTAAATTCGGCACTACCAGCTATAAGGCTTTATCCGAAGAAAAGGTAACCGGAATTATGCGCGCTGAGCTCATCAAGCACAAATTGGTGATTTATCCGATACAGCAATCTGCCAGCAGGATCGGTCAGATCACACACGTTGATGTAATGTACAGGCTTGTGAATGTAGAAAACCCGGAGGAATACATAGACATTGCTTCCTGTGGAGACGGGGCGGACAGCCAGGATAAAGGATCAGGCAAAGCGATGACTTACGCATTTAAATATATGTGGTTACGGGCATTCGCGCTGCCGACGGGAGAAGATCCGGACAAAATCAGTTCTGCAGAACTGGATGAAAAGCTGAAATATGTTTGCGCGGACTGCGGTATTCCTATTTCGAACACGAAAACCAGATCGGGAGAAATATGGGAAGCGGACAAAATCGCGGCTTATGCAGAACAGAGACACCACAGAGTATTATGCCCAGACTGTATAAAAGTTGCGGATAAGGTTATGGATAAAGTGCAATGAGACAGTGCCATATATGCGGATCAATCTATTGGCTCGAATGCCATCATGTGTTTGGCGGCCCAAACAGAAAAGCGTCGGAGCGGTTTGGGATGAAGGTTGATCTCTGCCATTGGTGCCACAATGAGCCGCCGAACGGGGTGCATTTTAACCGAGAGAATGACCTCCGCCTCAAATGTGAATACCAAGCCATGTTTGAGGCGGAGCATGGACACGATGAATTTATGCGAATATTTGGGAGGAATTATCTGTGAGCGGCCAAGACCTAATGCTTGCTATGCAGACAAACATTAATCTGCTGAACGC